ACCGATTTGAAAAAACTCAAAGAATGTCAAATGGATCTTTAAGAAAAATATGGATTGCGGACAAGAAAAACATATCTTCATCTTGGAGTAATCTTCCTACATATAGCACCCTAACAGTAGACGGCGGCATGGGTGCAGAAGATATAAGAGCATTCTATTTAAATAAAGGTAAGGGAACATTTAAAATTAAAATATCATATAACGCTGTCTCAGCAAGAGATGAAATCATGACAGCCTCCTTTACATCATGTACATTCTCTATATCTAAAAGAAATGTTAGGTCTTCGGCCACAGCAATCCCGCAAGAATTTTGGGATGTATCTCTTTCTTTAGAAGAGGTATAAAGTGATATCAGTATCTACTGCCACTGCCAACGCATTAAATAAATCAGTAAATGTCTCTATGGTCAATGGATGTCACATTGAGTACAATATGAACGACTTGATCCTAAACACGGCTGTAACGGCTCCTGAAGGCGTTATAACGGCAACCCTGACTGCCCCTGCAAGCCAGGGAGGATATACATATAGACCATTTGAGAAGCTATTTCCAATAACCAGCATAATTGACCCACGTCGCCCAAAGGTGGCTGGAGTTCAGTATATGATTTTGGGGGATCCAAGCGTCCCAGTAACCCTGGCACAGACTGGAGTGGGAAGCGCAAATACTTATGCATCTAGCAAAGAGTTTGGCAAAAGACTTTATTTTTCTAGCACAAAGACGGCGTATAAGTATTGGGTAACGCCAAAGGCATCAGGAATGCTTTTGTCTAATTGTATTTTATCCGTATCTTATCCAGCAGAAAAAACTGCTGCTACAAATAAAATTGTTGTTAAGTTTGAAACATCACATTCTAAGCCTAGCTCTTGGACGGTTAAGCTGGTAAATCTGGCTGGAGCAGAGTCATTAATATATACTGGAACAACTTGTCCAGATTCTGGGGTAGTTAATTTATATTACAATGGAACTTCTTGGTCAACTACAGAGCCTGCTACGGTATCTGAAGGAGTAAATTTAAGCGGATTAAAGTTACAGATAAACTCTATTGATACTTCAGGCGGGTACCTAGGAATAATTGAAATATCAGCAAGACTAGTAAAGGATGTTACAAGCGTACTAGAATCATTTGATATATCTCAAAATTCATCAGACTCCATAAATGGACTAGTTCCAGTAGGGGATGTCACAGCAAACTCATTAAGAATGAATTTAAATGCATATGATAGATCCTATCAATATTATGATAAAACTAATGCTTTTAATAAAGCAAAACTAAATCTATATAAGAATGTTATGGTTAGACCTTTTGTTAATATTGAATCAGAAAAGGTAAACCTTGGAGTTTTCTACATTGATTCTTATGAAATAGACGAGTTTGGGGATGTCTCAATAAATGCATTAGATGGTGCACGAGAACTGCAGTATATCAAACCGCCTGATATCGTGACAAAAGACATGTCCTCAGTTGCAATCATCAGAAGACTTTTAGACTCTGTCGGATTTACAAACTATAAGTTTAATTTAGTAGCAAGCGATAACTCAGTTGTAACTCCATTCTATTGGTACACTGATCCCAAAAAGACAGTATGGCAACATATTCAAGACTTATGTAAAGATACACAGATGATTGCAGTGTTTGACAACAATGACATCTTACAATTCTATCCTAGAGGCTATGTGTTTGATAAAACAAAAAGCCCCGCATTTTCTTTTAGATATAATAATACTTCAGATGGCAAGCTTGCTAACATAGCATCAATTGGAATTGAAAATATACCTACAGTAAAAGCTATTAAGGTTATGTATAGTCCTCAAACAACATCTAATTATGATGGTGATGGAGATAAAATTTATACGTCTCCCGTTGTTTTGCTTGGAGCAGCAGCATTGCTTGAAGATTTGGGAGTCCCGCCAACACCAACAGTAGCAGTGCCAAACCCAGACCTTGGAGTAATAAAACTTTCCCCAGTTCAGATTAGTGGTTCTGCAACTAAGCTTTATTCGTACACGGGATACTTAGTATTAGAAAAAGAAATTATAGAATACGATGCTATCAAGTATATTTATGAACCTTCTATTGCAATACCTGGACAGCCTACTGTTGAAAAGTGGATAACATCTGATTCAGATATACAGGCAAGTCAAGCACTTGCAAAGCCAAATACATTTAAGGCAACAGGACAATATAGAATTAAAAAAAGAAATGTTTTTGATGTTGTCAAGGACAATGCCGACCTAGTTCACAAATCAGATACAACATCATTGCAGAATGAGTGGACTGGAAGCAAATGGAATTCCGTAACTGGAGACTTTACTACCCCAGCCACAGGTATATTTACCTTACAAGAAGTGCCTACTAAGTCTGCAGACGGCAAAGATGTTGCAAATCCAAATAATCTTTTCTTTCCTATACCTAGATCTATGATGACGGTTTTTGCACCAGTTGTTAAAAGTGAAAGCTACGTAGAAGCGGGAGAAACATTAACTAAGTATACAAAAAATACAGAATACAGCATGGCAACAATGAATGCAAAGTATTCTCAAGCAAACGGAAATGTAATTGATAATTTTATTATTGGAACTAATATGTATTTCCCTTTGCTAATAAATCCTAAAGATAATAGATCCACGGGAGAGCAAAGAACTATATCTGGAATAGCGTTTTCTTTAAGCGCAGATAATAAGAGCGGATACTTTTTATCTATCGCAAGTTCTCAAAACTCTAACGCAGATAAAAGCTTTAGAGAAATTAACTTTTATAAAATTGTAAACGGAATACCAGTTAAACTAGCCGACGAGCAAAAAGAAGGCGACAGTTCTATTATTACTGGAATCAGCGGCGGTAAGATGTATAGAGTAGATATACGTGCAAACTATTCGGTACCATCTGGAGGAACAAACAAGGTTTTGACTTTAAGAGTGTCTATCAATAATAAATCGTTCTTAGTTGTTGATCAGTCCCCTCTTTCTACCCTAACTCAAAAAGTAGGATTAATTTCACTTCAAGGAGTTTCGGCATTTGATTATATATATACCGCACCAATAACTATTGAAGAGTTTACTTCAAATAACTCTTTCGATCCTTATAAGGGATTCCTTGGGGCGGAGTCATCAATAACCAAAACTTTCGGCGATTTTATATTTAATCAAAAGTCACAGCAAACTAACTCTACGTGGCTTAAAGAGTTTGGGCCAGTAGCCAGAGAGCTTAGAAGAATTCAGTCTAGGTATACAACTCCAGGATTCCCTTTATACCCTAGCTTGGTAAACAATACAGATGTTACAATTGCTGGAGCATCCCTAGATTCATTTACTATGGACGTATATGTTTTAAACAATACAGGATCATTTACCGCTTTGGCAAATGACCAAGAAAAACAATTTGCTATTATCGGAAACTCAATTGTTCCTGCAGACTCTTTTGAATATATTGATCCAACTCTTACTGATGCTGACAAGCAAGAACAGATAGGATTTGACTCGACCTGGATTCAAAGGGAAACTGAAGCAAAGGCTTTGTCTGAATGGATGAGAGATCAATGGTCTAAGCAACAAAAGGTTATATCTTTGGAAACTTTCTTAAACCCTCTGATTCAAATCGGAGATGTTATTGAGGTATCTTATCCAGCCAACGATTTATATTCTTCGGAAGATTCCTCTATCCCCGCTGGTTCTGCCGCTAATAAGTTTGTTGTGCTATCTATAAATAGCGCATTTGATAAGGATTCACCGCCTACAACATCGCTAGCCTGTAGATCGGTTCATATATAAGAAATGGTAGAATGTAAATATGAGTAATATACAGAAGCCCGCCTCGGCAACAGCAAAAGAAAAGAAACTAATGCTTTTCCCTGGCGACCCTTTAATCAAGACATTGAAGCCAGACTACTATGTTATTGTAGACCCAGGCAGTCTTGAAGTCATATTTGATTCATCGGCGGATGCTAGCGAAGGGGATCCAGATGATCCAGAAGATGACCCAGAAGATCCTTATGTTAATAATCTAAAGGCTCCTTCTTTATCTGATATTACTTTAGTTAGCAAAACAATGGTTACTGATAAAAATAAAAATCAGTTTATTGAATTTGTATTTAATGTTAAAAATAGCGGTGGAGACACAGTGATAGGGGCAGAAATTTATGGACAATAATGTAAATGTATTTGGAGAGTATGTATTCTATGAAGACAATAAAGAGATCTTTCGTAGCAAAAACCTATTAACTAAATTTGGTAAAAGATATTTAACCCAGTATCTAGCTGGGCAATCTAGTGCTAGCCTTAAAGACATAGCCCTCGGCATCGGATCGGTAGCAGCAACAGATAATGATACCCAACTCGGATTTGAATTCTATAAATCTCCAGTATCAATGAATAGTATTGATATACAGACAAGCCCATTAACAGGTATTACCACATATGGAGTTGTTCATAAAACAACAATTCCAGTAGACGTAGCTGGAATAATTAATGAAGTTGGCCTTTTCCCAAGCGTAGCTTTAGGAAGTACCGACTATGCAAGTAATTCTATTTCTACATTTGAAGATAATCAGAGTTGGCTAGACTCTGCAGGCTTATCTCCTACAATGACTACCACTCCTTTCCCAAAAATTGGTGCGTCGTATCTTTCAATAGGAGCAGGCGCCTCTCAATCAAAGGAATATTTTTATAATTTTAATTTAGATATATCAGGATACAGCGCACTGGATAGCCTAACTCTTGCATACTATCAGAGTGATACAAACTTAGACTACGTATTTGTAAGAATGTATGATTCAAGTAATCGTTATTATGAAATTAGATATGCAGGAGATTTATCAATAGGTTACAAAATTAAATCGTTAACTTTAAACAACCTGTATAGCAGCGGATTTGGATCGGGAACACCAGACCAAACATCTATCGTTAAGATATCTTGTGGGGTAAAGGCTAAGTCCTCTGGCGCAACAACAACTTTATTTGACGGAATGAGAATTAATGATGAAGATTCATTTAGAACAGACTATGGAATGATTAGTAGATCAGTTCTTACAAATCCTATAACAAAATCATTAGGAAAGCAGATGGTCATAGAGTATAGAATTGGATTAAACTTCTAATGACTACAAGGGGTTATGGGGATAGATGGTGGGAGCAAACTAAGCCTGCAGATTTAGAAAAAACAAATACTGCCTCCGCTGCCGTAGCTTCTCAGACATCTAAAGATTCTTATACAAAAAAGATTAGCCTGCCCCTAGTTAAAGCTAAACAGTATAAGTTTTTCTTTACATACTTTCATCAGGATCCTGATACTCAAGAGGTAAAAGAAAGTGATAAGTCCCCAGTCTGGACTGAATCTTTTACTATTCCTAATTTAACTAAAGCGGTACAGAATTTAACATTAACAGCAGGTTCACAGTCTTACGGAGTTAAGTTTAATCTTGATCCAACAAGCGTACAAGAAGATGTTGTTATATTTGAAAGCTTTACAAGCGATTTTGCTTCTCAAACAATAGTTTATGCTGGCACCTCTACTAACGTTTCAATACTTACTACGGGAGCAAATGCATTTACCCCACGCTGGATAAAAGTTAGATCTAGAGATAAATGGGACGACCTAAACATATCAGAAGCTACTGCTGGGCCAGTTACGCCATTTAGTGCAGATGTTGATACTTCAACTCCTCCAAAGGCTCCAGTAGGTGTATCAGTAAATGCAGCAATAGATACCGAAGACAAGAGCGGGTTTAGCATAAAGATGAATGTATCTTGGACTGCAAGTACAGATGCTAATACTAATGGCTATGTAATTAGATGGTCTCCAAATAATCCTGCAGTTGTTACAAACCCCGTATGGGAATACGGACAGGTAGATGGAAGAGCAACAAACACTTTTTCTATAACAGGATTGACTCCAAACACAGTGTACTACTGGCAGGTTACAGCAAAAAGCCCATTCAATGCAATCTCATGGAATACTTCAGTAACAGGACAGGTGGTATCTGGAACCTTTGGCCCAATATCAGATCCGAATGCTCCAGACGGAAACATTCAATTAAGATCTATCTTGTCTATAGGCGGAAAAACGGCAGACCTATTTAAAATAGGAACTGGAATTACACAGTCAATCAATACATCTACAACAATTACGCCATCGCTAGTGTCTGGAACATACAACGGAATTATTCTAGATAGATCGACAACAAATTTTGGACACAACTATTGGTTAAATACTGGCCAGTTTAGAGTCGGAAGCTCAAGCTCATTCCTATATTGGGATGGAGCAGATATATATACAACTGGAAAAATTAATGCAACTGGAGGATCATTTACGGGTGACATTCAACTTGCAAGCGGAACGCTGTATGCGGGATCAAATCCAAATTCAGGAGCAAGAGTAAGATTAAGTAATGCAGGAATCTTTGCATATAACTCTTCAAGTACAAATAATACAACAGGTTTAACATTTTCTTTGCAGCAGTCAAACGGTCAGATAGACGCAAGAGAAGGAACTGTCGGAGGCTGGACTCTAGCTACAACAGGTCTGTCTTCTACCAATACAAAAATTGAAAGTAATGGAACAATAACTTTAGGAGACATTACTGGAACACTTGGCTCTATTATAAGATTAAGCGCAACAGATCCATTCAGAATTTGGGTTGGATCACAAGATTCTGCCGTTGCAAGAGATAATTATTTTGCTGTGAGTAGAGAAGGGGTTATGTATGCCAGAGGTGCTGTGATAACTGGAAACGTTCAGATAACTTCAGGTAGTACGTATGACTCAATTGTTGCCGCACAAGCAGCTGCAGCTGCTGCAAATTCAACAGCAGGAACTGCAAGTACAAATGCAACAGCAGCGTTAACAACCGCTAATGGTAAAAACTCAATTTTTAGAACAGGCTCAACCCCAACAGCATTAAAAGCAGGAGATATATGGATCAATTTTAATGACCAAAATAAGTTATATGTTGCCGAAGCTGCAGGAGTAAATAACTGGGTATTATCTAGAGATGCATCTATTGCAGCAGCAGTAGCTACAGCAGACGATGCTCTGGCAAAAGCTACAGCAGCAGTAAACACTGCAAACAATGCATACCCTGCTGCCAACTTCAGCAAGTCAGCAATTCTTCAAGCAATTAATGCCTCTTCAAATGGAACAAAATTAAATGGTGGAGTTCTCGAGGCGGGCACAGTAGTTGCAGATAACGTAGTTTCAACATATGTTTATGCAGGATTTATATCAGCAGATAAAATTAATGCAGGAACCCTACAAGGACGAGACATAAATGTAACTGGTGAAACATTAGGAACTGGAACCTTTGATTCTGATTCTGGAACATATGGAAATATATCGTCCGCATCTAATGCTTTTTCTACATTCTATGAAAGAACTCCAATAGGAGGGTTTTCTGCAGTCAAATCTGTCGGTGTAAATGCAATAGCTTTAATATCAACAAACACTGCAGGTGTAACAAGCTCCTGGTATCCATACTATGATGGCTCTGGAGATCTCGGAGTTAAATCAAGTTCTACTACAAGCACTTTTAGATGGAGAAACTTAAGACTAACTGGAAGCATCATGCTTGGTGGAGATGGATCTAATGATACTCCTTCAACTAGCACAAGCCTTGCTGCAACTAGACCTAGAATAAGAATTTTTAGTGATGGTAGAATATTTGCAAATACTTTAGGAACAGGTTCGGGAAACAATATAGTCCAGGATGGCGGTTATTTAAATGTACAGGTTTCTAGCTTAAAATATAAGGAGAATGTCGCACCAATAGATAAATCTGGATACTTAAATATAATTAATTCTTTAAGTCCAGTAAACTACAACTACATTGGAGATACGGGGTACAACGGAAACCCAAGAAAGCTATCGGGTTTAATTGCGGAAGATCTTCATGAAATACCACAACTTAGAACTGTTGTAAACTATGATCAAGATAACCAGCCCGACGGTATAGCATATGATAGATTGGTGGCCTCTGTAATTTTAGCTATTCAGGAGCTTTCAGATAAAGTTGACTCTATTTCTTCTAGGCTTGACGCCCTAGAGTCATAATGGTATACTGTAAATCTATCAAGGAGATATAATGGAAAAAGCAGAACTCGTAATACAAGCATTGCAACAGCGCATTGGCGAAATTGTCTCACAATATGAGACGCATGTAGCAATTCTTAGAGCGGAAATAACCCAACTATCTGAGCAAGTTAAATCAGAAGAAGTTCCAGCGGAACAAACAAAGGAGTAGATCGTGGCAGAGATCATATCAAGACCTATTAATTCTGGAGACCCAGTAACAGCAGAAATTATAAATAATCTAGTATTAGATTTAAATAAATTAAATCAAGCTACTGCGCCGACATTTAAGTTGACACTGGATAGCACTGGAAATAAGGTCCCAGATGGCGCAGCCGTATCTCAAAAGGTATACAGCACAGTTATAACTAAACCAATAAAGAACAGTAGCAAAACAGGGGGCACATGGGATTTTACAAAATCTAATATTAAGTTTGCCACCACTCCAAGATGCTGGGTTCAAGTTCAAAATTCAAATACATCTCTTCCAGCCACCGCATTTAACTTTACTGTGGTTATAACTGCAGTTAGCACAAAATCTATGACGTTTCAGGTAAGAGGCAATTTTACAGAGGGAACACACGATTTTGTTTGCTTTGCAGCAGACGCATAAACCCTATTGACAAGCTAAACCAATATGTTACAATTACTGTAACACCAAAGTCACGTACCCGTGACTTTTTTACATATTAAGGTAGACAATGAGTAACGATTTAAAATGGATGATATCATCCGACCAGCAATTCCCATATCAAGATGACAAGATGATTGCCCTTTGGTTTAAGGTAATGAAGTGGTTTAAGCCAGACGTTGTTGACTACCTTGGTGATACAGACGATCAAGCCTGCTATAGCAAGTATACAGAAGGAAGATCAGCAGAGTTTTTAAACCTTCACAAGACTGATAGTAGAGATCTTATTGTTCCAATGATGCGACATGAGGCAAAGGGCGCAAGAGATTTTTATACAAAGACACGAGAGATGTTGCCAGAAGCGCAACTGTTTTCAGCACTAGGAAACCACGATGTTAGAATTTTTAATTATGTAGATGCAAAGCTTCCTGACTATATTAATGAGGTAACTCCAGAAGCACTTTGGGGATTAGACTCTTTGGGTTATGAATATATTCACTATAACGAATTGCCTAAGCGCCGCTTCGGAGATATCCACGTACACCATGGACTCTCAATTGCAGCAACTGGTTCTGTTCGCAAGGACATGGAAGACCTACAGGTATCTTTAATTAGAGGTCACTCTCACAGAATTGCATCTCACCTAGTTACTTATGAATTACGAAACGGCGGAGAAGGAGAAACACTTCGAGGCTACGAGCTTGGGCATATGTGTGACGAAAAGGGTCCAGGAATGAAGTACATGCAACACCACGACTGGCAAAAGGGATTTGCTATCGCTCACATTGTCAATGATTATCCGCATATACAGATGATCCACGTAGCGCCTGATTATTCATGCGTTGTTGACGGGAAGTTGTTTACACTATAATGTGGTGCGGAAAATGTGGTGGTAGAGTTTTTGTAGACAGAGTATTCTCACAAAAGCTACACGTAGAGTTGTTCTGCATTCTATGCGGGAAAAGAAATATGATTAATAAAGAGACGAGTGCTTTCGGGAAATGGTTAGAAAAAAGAGAAACAGCAAACTCAAAAAACTACGGTATTTCTTCTTAAACGATAAAGTACATAAGGTTTTGAGGTCATCTAGATCTAAAGATGAATTAGTTGCTTGGTGCTACCCTGATCATAAAAGAGTTATGTACTCTTACTCTCAAGTTGAAAAGCATATGGAAAATGCTTACAGCATGAAAGATGTCTCTGGGCTTTTAAATAAGCACACAGTAACTCTTCACGATTATATTTTAGAGGGAAAGATTAAGGCTCCTTCAAAGATATATCCGATAGGAGATCCAGAAAATAAAAACTGGTCTAAGTATATGTTTAGTCAGAAGGATGTATTGCAGGTGCACGAGTTTATATTAGACTCAGGGCATTCTAAAAATGTTCCTTCAAGGGCTGAATTGCTAGGTCTTTTCAAACACAACATTATATTGTATACTAAGACTGACTCGGGATTCGTACCAGTATGGAAGGCGGAGTAATGAACAGAAGTATTACTTGCCCTACGTGTGGAAAAGAATGGGAATTGCGATGGGGCATATTCGCCCATGATAGTTTATCTAGGCATATGAAGGAGCACAAGTGACAACTAGAGTTAAGGTGGACCTCTCGTTCACACGCAATTTAGGCAATTACGAAAGCATCAAGATAGGTGTTGGCGTTGAAGATGATCTCCGCTCTGGAGAAAGTGTTGATGCGGCAACAGAAAGAGTTTATAAGTTTGTTGAAAACAAGCTTATTCAAAAGACTCGTGAGGTAGAAGAAGAGCTCAAGAGTGGCAAATGAGAAACAGCCATATATTCTTATAAGCCTTTACCTTTCCCTATATAAAGAAAGATACAACAAGGTTGTAACAATAAACAAGTTTCGTGAGAAGTGGGCTATGCAAGATGTCATTGATAGTGTAGGATATGACCGTGCAGTTGAGTTGTTAAAGTATTACTTTAAAACATCGAAGTCTGGTCATCCGCTAAACTTTTTTTACAACAACTTTGACAGGATAGACAGCCTAGAAAAAGAGATTAAGAAGGATAGGGCAGTACGCAGTATCCTTTTAGAAGAAACAAAAAAGATGGTAGAGGGCGAAGAGTGAATACAGAAGCAACCTTAATCTCTGCGGTGTGTAAGAATAAAGACATTAGTACACTACTTGCAGATAACGTTGATGAGCTATTTACATCACATAGAGACATATGGGAAAGCCTAAAGTCATACTACTATAAGTTTAAGGCAGTGCCAGAAGCAGGCGTTCTTATGGAACGTCATAAAGACTTTGAGCCAGTAGAATCTAAGGCGGAGACTGGATATTACCTAGACATATTAAAGAATGAGTTTATTTCAAACAAACTAAAAACTATTATCTTGCGTGGAGGATCTGCACTCAAAGAAGATGCAGCATCTAGAGTTCTTGCACAAATGCAAAGTGACCTTGCTGGCCTAAGCAGATACACAAACAATGTAAGAGACTTAGATATTATTGATGTTGAAAGTGCTGCACGACACTATGAGGCAGTTAAAGAGCGTTCATCTGTAATGGGCGGAGCCCCAGGAATCCTTACAGGATTTGAAGCCATAGATAAAGCATACCCAACAGGTATGGCACCAGGACATTTGATTGTAGCAATTGGTTGGCCAGGAAAAGGAAAGACATGGTTTACTGCCTACCTAGCATGCAAAGCTTGGGAGCAAGGCTTTAAACCAATGATTGTATCCCTTGAAATGTCTCCAGAGAATATGCGTGACCGTATCTTTACAATGCTTGGCTCGGGTATCTTCCGTGCAAGTGATTTGTCAAAGGGTGATATTAACATTGATGATTTCCGTAACTGGGGAAACAAAAAGTTTGAGGGTAAGAATAGTTTTGTTCTTATCTCTAATGAGGGTGCATCAGAAGTTACTCCTGCAACAATTCAAGGAAAGATAGATCAGCATAAGCCAGACTTAGTTATCTTAGATTACCACCAGCTATTTAATGACAACAAGCGCTCTAACTCTGAAGTAGAAAGAAATAGAAACGTTTCTCGTGAGTTTAAGATGCTTGCAGTTTCTAACAACATTCCTATTATTGATATCACCGCTGCAACAGCAGACGATATCTCTGATCAAGATAATCCGCCAATGATGAGCCAAGTGGCTTGGTCAAAGGCAATTGAGTATGATGCTGATATGGCCTTAGCCGTTCACAGATACCCACAAACTAATATGATTGAGATTGTCTCTCGCAAGAATAGACATGGTCACGATTTTAATTTCTATCTAGACTGGGATATCAACCGTGGTATCGTCAAGGAAATTTACGAGAATCCATTCCAAAAAGATGAACCACAAACAGATAAAAAGATTTCAAGTAAGGGTTGAGTTTGCTGACGACTCTGGTATACCTAGATTAAAATACCAGTACGAAAGCATGCTTACTCACGATATGAGAAGCAAAGGTTATGTCAGAGTGCTTGACATAGACACTAGTTTTTCGATAGAATTTGACGGACAAACGTGGGTGTTCTTAATGACACTCTACGGGGTATATGTAGGAAAGAAGAAGGCATGGCTATCAGAGGGTATAACGCAAGGAAAATTGATTCCACGCAATATGCGCCCAACCATATCAAGTCAGTAATAAAAGCTTTAGGCTTAGATGTAGTTGCGGAACCAGGCAATGAGGTTATGTTCTACTGCCCTTTTCATTCTAATAGACACACTGCAAGCTGTTGCATAAACAAATCATCAGGTGCATGGTTATGCTTTAACCCATCATGTGGAGAGTCTGGAACATTAACTGAGTTAGTTAGACGTGTGCTACACAAGAATGACTTTGAAGCAATTAGATTTATTGCAACACAAGAGCAAGCCGCTCTTAATAATTTTGATGAGATTATGGCAAATATGTTTGAAGAGAAGCCAGACTTCGAAGAATTTTCCCAAGAGACTTTAGATAGACTTCATACAGATCTTCTAGCAAGCCAAAGCGCAAAAGACTATCTTAAATCAAGAAGTATTAATGAGGATTCTATGAACCATTTTGGATTAGGATATTCTACTTCAATGAATATGGTTATTACTCCTGTGCATAGTCCAGACGGAACACCAATAGGTTTAGTGGGAAGATCAATCGAGGGCAAGTCATTTAAAAATAGCACCAACCTGCCTAAGAGCAAAACATTATTTAACGTTCATCGTGCAAAGAAAATTGGTGAGAATGTTATTGTGGTTGAATCCAACTTTGATGCAATTAGAATACATCAAGCTGGGTTTCCAAATGTAGTAGCCGTCCTTGGCGGTATATTGTCCACAGAACAGCAAAAGCTTTTAAATAGATATTTTAATAAAATAACTGTAATGACAGACGCAGATTTGGCTGGCAGAGAGCTAGGCTTGAGCATAGCCAATAGATTAAAGAATAAAGACCTCTTGTGGGCTTCTTACGAATATGGTAAGATATATCCACATGATGCAAAAGATGCTGGTGATATGACTGACGAAGAAATTAAAAGCTGTATTAAAAATGCAGTGTCAGACATAGAATACAGATCTTGGACCCCATAATAAAAACAAACTAAAGATGGATATACACCATCAACTATATGAAATGAGGAAACGTGGGAATAGTAAGAGGGTTGAAAGACCTTAACAAAGTAATGGACAAGCCACAGTCTTCAGGTGGAGACGGTACAAAGGCTCGTTGGGTTAAGTTAGAGGATGCAGAAAGCGTTAAAGTTCGTTTTCTTCAAGAACTTGATCCAGACTCACCTACCTACAATGAAAAACTAGGTCTTGGATTTATTGCAGTAGAACACACAAATCCAAAAGACTATCGCCGTAAGGCCCTATGCACAATGGAAGACCAAGGTAAGTGCTACGGTTGCGAACAACACCGCAAGGATTACAAGGCAGGATGGAAGGGTCGTTCACGACTTTACATTAATGTTCTTGTAGATGATGGCAAGGAAGATCCTTATGTAGGAATCTTGTCTCAGGGTTCGAGTGGTAAGACAATCACACCAACACTTATTGAGTATGCTGGAGAGATGGGAAGCATTACTAACCTAATGTGGCGCATCAAGCGTACTGGTACAAAGACAGACACAAGTTACACAATTATCCCGCTTGCAAAAGATGAAACACCATTTGATGGTTCATCACTTGAGCTTTATCAGCTTGAGGATACAGCAGTGCGTGACATGCCATACACAGAGCAAGAAGCATTTTTTGCTGGTGAAAATAATAGTGGCGAAGAGTCTACCTCATCAAGTAGCGTAGACTGGTAATAGGTTAAGAGGCGGAGAGTTAAATGAAATTTACACATCTACATGTGCATTCCTACTATTCTTTAATGGATGGACTTAACTCTCCCCTCGAACTTGTTCAAGCAGCAAAAGCGGCGGGACAAACAGCAATAGCAATTACAGATCATGGAACATTATCATCACACCGTGAAATGCAAATTGCGTGTAAAGAAGAAGGCATCAAGCCAATCCTTGGAGTAGAAGCCTACATATCTCCAACAGATAGATTCGACAAGGCTTCAAAGACAGACAAATCTATTCAAGCGTATAACCATATCATCCTGTTAGCAAAGAATAAAAAGGGATTAGAGAATATCAATACTCTCCAAGAGCTTGCTTGGAACGAAGGCTTTTATCATAAGCCTAGAATTGATAGAGAAGTATTAGATCTATATAGCGAAGGCATCATTGTTCTGAGTGGATGTCTTAATGGATTAATTAGTAAGGCTATTGATAGAGGCAGTCTAGATGAGGCCAGAACTTTACTTGAAGGATTTAAGAAGACATTTGGCCCAGACTTTTATATTGAGGTTCAATCCCATAACCCTGAACCAATTAACTCTGCCCTATTAGAATTAGCGGATGAACTTAAAATTAAGGCGGTGGCAACAGGAGATGCTCACTTTGCTAAAGAAGAAGATAGGGTCCTAGAAGAGGCAATGCTCATATTGTCGACATCTCCTAAGATGGATAAAGATGCTGATTTTGAAATGTCTAGACAGATTAAAGATATTAATGAAAGACTAAATTACCTATATCCAGACCGTAGAATATCCTTTCAAGACTACAATCTATTCATTCAATCAAGAGATGAAATTGAGGCTGATTTCAATAAGGCTGGAATTACTCGTACAGATATATATGAGAATACTATGGAGATTGCAGATAAAGTTCAGGAATACGATTTTAACAGGGGTTTAGACCTGCTCCCTGTACCCAAGACCGATGCCGACCAGAAGTTGGCTCAGATGGCCTCTGAGGGCCTTAAAAGGCTAGGTATGTCAGACTCTCAAGTCTACATTGACAGGCTTAATGAAGAGCTATCTGTAATTAAAGATAAGTCATTTGCATCATACTTCCTAGTTGTAGCAGATATGATTAACTGGGCAAAGGGTAATGATATTAAGGTAGGTCCAGGTCGTGGATCCGCTGCAGGCTCATTGGTCTGCTATGCGCTTGGTATTACAGATGTAGACCCAATTAAATATGACCTTCTGTTCTTCCGTTTTATTAACCCAGAACGTAATGACTTCCCTGATATTGATACAGACTTTGAAGACCGTCGTCGTAAAGAAGTTAAAGATTATTTAAAGAAGAAGTTTAAGCACGTTGCATCTATTTCAACATATACTTATTTTAAGGATAAGGGTGTAATCAGAGATGCTGCTCGTGTATTTATGGTTCCTCTTTCAGATGTTAACCGTGCAATGAAGTCTATTGATACCTTCGAAGACTTTGTTGATTCACCAAACACTAAAGAGTTTAGAACTAAGTATCCTGAAGTCCTATGGCTTGCAGATAGACTGCGTGGAAGAATTAGATCTGTAGGCGTACACGCTGCAGGTGTTGTAGTTGCAAAAGATGATTTGAGAAAGTATGCTCCTGTTGAATCAAGAGCTGATGCAAGTGATTTAGTATCAGGTAGAATTCCTGTCGTTGCATACGATATGGATACGGTTGCGGATATAGGTCTTATCAAACTAGATGCACTAGGACTTAAGACCTTGTCTGTAATTTCAGATACCCTTGCTTCAATTAAAAAGCGTTCAGGTAAAGACATTAATCTTTCCGAGTTAACACTTGACGATCCAGATGTTTATAAGGTTCTAAGTGAAGGCTATACAAAGGGAGTGTTCCAAGCAGAAGCAACCCCATATACTAATTTGCTAATCAAGATGGGCGTAGATAAATTTGAAGATCTTGCTGCTTCTAATGCGTTGGTTCGTCCAGGTGCTATGAATACAGTAGGTGCTTCCTATATTAAACGTAAGCACGGAGATGAAGCGGTCCAGTTTATTCATCCAATTATGAAGCCTTTTACCGAGAATACATATGGTGTTATTATATATCAGGAGCAGGTTATGCAGGCATGCGTACACCTGGGCGGTATGACTTGGTCAGAGGCTGATAAGGTCCGCAAGATTATTGGAAAGAAGAAAGATGCAAAAGAGTTCGACCAATTCAAAGATAGGTTTATTGCTGGGGCTTCAAAACACATTTCTAAGAAGCAAGCCGAAACGCTCTGGCATACTTTCGAGGCTCATGCTGGGTATTCTTTTAACCGTTCCCATGCTGTTGCTTACTCTATGCTTTCTTATTATACTGCTTGGCTCAAGACTTATTATCCTTTGGAATTTATGTTCTCGATTCTTAAAAACGAAAATGACAAAGATGCGAGAACGGAATATTTAATTGAAGCAAAGCGACTAAAGCTTAGCATTAAACTTCCGCACATTAATGAATCAGATGTATTCTTTTCTTTAAAGGAAGACTCGATTCGATTTGGTCTTGGAGAAGTAAAGTTTATTTCAGATAGCATTGCTAACAAGATCATTGATCAGAGACCCTTTAATTCTTATTCAGAGTTTATCGATAAAGCTTCCAAGAAAGGTAGCGGAATTAATAGTCGTGCCATCTCTGCTTTAAATGCAATCGGAGCGGCGGCATTCCCAGATAACCCTAGAAGCGGAAATGAAAAAGATAGTTACTACGAGTATCTAGGCATACCTACATTCAACCTAGAGGGAATTCCACCACGTATTAAGTCACAAGCAAGACCGATTGAAGAGTTCGAGGACTTAGGTTCATTCGTTATGTTTGGCATGGTTAAATCAATCAAGCGTGGTAATGGATGGGCACGTATTGAGTTGGTAGATGAAACAGGATCGATTGGCCTATTCCATACAGAGCAAACTCAAATCGAGACTGGCCAAATGTATTTTATTCTTGTAGGAGATAATAGAATTGCACGTTATGTAAAGGTTAGCGAGATTGACCCAACAGGGTCCAACTCATTTGTAGACTATCTATATAAGAAGCAGTATGACCTTGACGAAGACGAGTATATTGTAGTAGACTTTACTCCATACGTAACAAAGGCTGGCAAGACAATGAGCCATATAATTCTTTCAAATGCACAAAAAGAATTGACTAGAGTAATTGCTTTCCCAACAATGTATAAGATGTCTCTTGCTAAGATGCGAGAAGGTATGAAGTGTAATGTTGTTCTATCGACTTTGGATGATGGAACCTTAATGGTAAAGGAAATAAAATGACAGAAGATGTTGATGGTTTAATTACTTCAATTAGTATGAATCAAGTTCTAGTTGCACTACTTGAAGAACATGGAAAGCTAACGGTTCCGACCCTTAGATTCTTGGATGTCAATGTGAGTAATAAGGATTTAGTTATAGATTATGACGAGGAAGGCCCGTCATTTACTTTCAGTTTAAGGGAGAAAAATGGAGTCGAATCAGATTCTGACTGAGTATGGTCTAGACGCTTTGTCTGCCATTCTTCATGAAACCGCAAGAGAAAAAGGATTTTGGGATGGAGAATATAACCATGACAAGATCGGTAATAAGTTAGCCCTAGTACATTCGGAAGTAACTGAAGTGTTGGAGGCTATTAGAAAGTCAAAAGGAAGCGAAAGCATTGTAGAAGAAATGGTCGATGTAATAATTAGACTACTTGATATTTATGCTGCAATGAGAAATGAAGAACAGGTATTACATAGCCTAGATGAAATTCTAGAAAAGAAAATGAATATAAATAAGGAACGCCAAAGGCTTCACGGAAATTTATTTTAATGCTATACTATAGGAAAGAAAGAGTTTAAATGACAATAGAAATAGACAGCATTTTAGCTAAGCTAGATCCAAAAACAAGAGCACGAGTTCAGTCTGCACAGGATGTCCAAGTTGAAAAGCAACTTACTCCTAGTATCGGATTAAACTTTGCGTTGCGTGGAGGGCTAGGCTACGGAAGACAAGTACTCGTATGGGGTAATAAGTCTGCTGGTAAATCTTCTTTCTGCCTACAGATGATTGCTCTTGCACAAAAAGAAGGCAAGACATGCGCTTGGATTGATGCAGAAGCTTCCTACGACCAATCTTGGGCAGAGCAACTTGGAGTAGATTCCTCTTCCCTTATTTACTCACCAGCAAAAACTGTTAATGATATGGTTGATGTTGCTACCAAGTTAATGGACGCAGGAGTTGATATGATTGTAGTAGATTCAATCTCAGCCTTGCTTCCTGCTATCTATTTTGAAAAAGACGGAAACGAAATGAAGGATTTGCAAGATACTAAGCAAATCGGCGCTGAAGCAAAGGATATGACCCACGCAGTCAAGATGTTAAACTATGCAAACAAAAACACACTACTTGTTCTCATCTCACAACAACGAAATCAATTTGGATCTATGCATGCTAGTCACATCCCCACAGGTGGCATGGCAGTCAAGTTCTTCTCTTCCACAGTCATTAAACTCTGGTCGTCTGAAGCTGAGGCGAATGCTATTAAGGCTGGGGTTAAAGTTGGCGACAAGATCATTGAACAAAGGGTTGGACGACCAGTTAACTGGATTGTTGATTACAACAAACTCGGCCCCCCAAATCTATCGGGACAATACGACTTCTACTATCAAGGGAACGTTCTTGGTGTAGACAGTGTTGGAGAAACTTTAGATGTTGCTGAAATGTGCGGCATAGTAGAAAAGGGTGGAGCATGGTATACAGTAAATGGAGAACGTTTTCAAGGACGTGCAAAGGCTGTAGCGTATTTAAAGGAAAATCCAGATGTTGTAGACAAATTAATAGGCGAGATAAATGCCAAACATTAATGAGTTTCTTAATCAACCAGAGCGTATCTTTTCTCCAGAGCTTGAGAAAATAGGCGGAACAAAGCCTTGCAACAAGTGTGAAAAAGATTCTACAGAATATTTTTGGGATGCATCTACTTTGACCATATCGTGGGAATGCCCAGATGGACATAAGAATTCTTATGTGGTCGGATAATGTCAGAAAGATCAGAAGTAAAACGTGACGGGGCTAAAGCTCAGAAGAATAGCGGAAGAGGGGATTACCAGAAAGGTGATGCTCAATGGAAACAGTTTCTTGTTGATTACAAAGAAGCAGGAACATCTTTTACTTTAAATAAAGATAACTGGGCAAAGATTTGTACAGACACCTTTAAGGTAAATAGAGATATGCATCCAGCATTAAAGATTATTATCGGGGCAGAGTCTAAGGTTAGACTAGGCATTATTGAGTGGTCAGTTCTTGAAGAGCTGATTCAGTTTTATGAGGAGAACCATGATTAAAGAAGTATTTCTAACAACACTTACAGGCGCAGGAGTAGGCATTGTTTTTGCTTTGTTTAAGTTGCCAGTACCAGCGCCACCAGTATTTGCTGGACTCATGGGAATTTTTGGATTATGGCTGGGATATGGTTTAGTTGGAAGGTTTGCATAATGGAATTGTTTTTGATTTGCGGTATTGCAATAGGGTTTTTGATCGGATACCCGTTGGGTTTATTTATAGACAAACTAGATAAGGATATTAAAAATGACGCAAGATAAAAATACTCTTGAGCTAATCAGCGACATAACAGAGTTCAATGACCTTCATGAGTTTATGAAAGATGAGCACCTGGATAAGGCTTTGGCCATTGTTGTAAAGCTTCTTATGAACCCCGATGTCCCTTCAGCAAAAGCTCCTATGCTTATTATGGAACTACAGGCAATGTCAACTAAGTTTGCAGTAATGTCTTCTATCTATTCAACTATTGCTAAGGATAAAGCAGGCACGGTAAATAACAATAAAAAGAACGTATATTATTCAGTAAAGGAGTCCATAGACAAACTTGTAGATGCACTTAAGTATGTCGTTAGGTATAATTCATAAATGGCTAGAGAAATTGTAAAGAACCTTAAATTTAAAAAGCACACAGGAAAGTTCTTTGATCCTGAGTTGTTTGCTCAGTTGCTTGATGAGTCATATCGTAATACTAAACGAGCAGACGGAGAGATGACCAAGAAATCATTTAGTCCAAGTTCATTAGGTTATGGTCATGGTAAGTGCCCTAGATACTGGTACATGGCATTCTCTGGCGCAGTCTTTATTGATGACAACGATGCAGTTGCTGTTGCTAATATGGCACAGGGAACTCAGGCGCATGAGCGACTACAGAAGCTTATTTCTACTATGCCAGAGTGGAGAGCGGAAGAAGAAGAGATTATTAATGAGTATCCTCCTATCAGAGGCTTCATAGATCTTATTATGGAGTACGATGGCGAGACAGTAATTGGTGAAATTAAAACGGCAAAGCAAGAGGTGTGGGATACTAGACAATCAGAGATGAAGCCTACAGACAACCACATGCTACAACTTCTTACCTACATGAAGCTAAAGAATGCTAAAGAAGGATTCTTCCTGTATGAGAATAAGAATACTCAAGAAATCCTAGTTATTCCAATTTCTATGAACGAAAAAAATACAAGGATTATTGAGGAGACCTTTGCCTGGATGTGCGAAGTCTGGGATAATTTTAAAAATGGAGATCTTCCCAAGAGACCAGAAGGTGCAACTAAATCAAAGATGCCTTGTACTTACTGCCCAGTTAAGAAAGAGTGTTATGCAAAGGGCGGTCCAGTAGGCACTGTCGATATTGATTTGTTTTCGGTATTTAATAAATGATCTGTGCTAATTCTGAATGCAAGAAAGACTTTGAGCCAAAGACTCATAATCAAAAATACTGTACTGATGAGTGTTGCCGTGTTGCAACAAACAGAAGAATTATGGAAAAGTATTACGAGAAGAAGGCAATTAGAAATGGTGCAGCAAGACCTTGTTCAAGGTGTAAGGCACAGCTAAGTAGATATAATAATACTGATCTATGCTCAACATGCGAGAAGACTGTAAATGCGGATACAAAGAATAAATTATTTAGGATGATCAATGACGTTAGCTAGTTTAAAGAAGACACAGGCAAGCAGAGTTCTTGGGATAGATGCATCCACTAACTCTATTGCTTTTTGCTTGATGGAAAACGATGTCCCATTAAAGTGGGGTAAGATTAACTTGTCAGGCGAGGATATATATGATAAGATTCATAATGCAAAGGTCAAGATGTCTTTAATGCTAGATGAACTTAAGTCAGATTATATTGTTGTTGAAGGTGCAGTATTTGTAAAGTCTGCAGATGCTGTAATTAAACTATCATATGTTTATGGAGTTGTTATTGCAGAACTAATGTCTACAGGTGCGAAGGTTATAACTATATCCCCTTCCTCTTGGCAGGCTTACATAGGCAACAAGAACCCCACTAAAGAAGAGAAGGCGGCTATTAGATTTAAGAATCCAGGATACGCAGACTCTTGGTATCAAAATCAATTACGCAATATGCGTAAGCAAAGAACGGTTGACTACTTTAATAAGAAGTATAACTTATCATTAACAGATTTTGATGTTGCAGATTCATTCGGGATCGCACATTATTCTAATAGTATATTGACGGAACGATGAAGCTATATCAAAGTAAAGAATGGCTGCATAGAAGATATGTGGTTCAAAAGAAAACGGTAACAGAAATTGCCGAAGAGTGTAAAGTCTCTGCTATGACCATACAGAGATACCTAGAACAGTTTAAATTGATTAGGAGAAGGTAATGCTAAAGGCGGTATTTGGGGATGTCAACAATTTTAATTGTAGTGATTTATATTTAAGATCAGTAGGTGCACCAGCAGGTAATAAGATCTGGGGAGCATGCCATGAAATTGCACATATGTTAATTGAAAAGAATATCTCGTACGGCAACTCTGCCCTTGAGCCAGCAAGGATATTTTCAACGGCGGATTCAACAGAGCAATTAAAAGTTCGTATTGATGATAAATTAAATAGGGTAAAGAACAACCAAGGCTTTGCTGGAGATAACGATATTGACGATTTAATTGGATACTTAGTCCTATATAAGATTGCTAGGGCTGATTCTGATTGACATTTTAGTCGACTGAAAGTATACTGTATTAATGAGCGAAATAGAATTGTCAGATCATTTTGACAGAATGAACAGGGTTGTCGAAGAACTTCTAAAAGGAAGCACACCCACACAGATTGCCACCACTACAGGAATACAGCGCAAAGAGGTTGTCGAGCTAATCGATGATTGGAAAGACGTTGTACATAATGATAGCAACATCAGAGATCGTGCCCGAGAGGCTATCTCAGGGGCGGATCAACACTATGCCATGCTTATCAAAGAGGCGTGGAAGACTGTAGAAGATGCAGATCAATCTGGCCAACTTGGAATAAAGTCTGGCGCATTAAAGCTTATTGCAGACATAGAGACTAAAAGAATTGCAATGCTTCAATCAATCGGCGTACTTGAGAATAATGAAATTGCATCACAGATTGCAGAGACAGAACGCAAACAAGATCTTCTTGTTAAAATTTTAAAAGAGACTACATCAACATGTCCTAAGTGTAAGATGGAAGTTGCAAAGAGATTGTCCCAAATAACTGGAATAATCGAGTCAGTCCCAGTAGAGGAAGCCGATGTCGTTTGATTTCAGTGACCTTATCGATATGCTTGACGGAGAGGAATTCGATGAAAAACCAGTCGATCTTAAAACGTTTGTTAGAAGTCCAGAATACCTTGGGCTTCCAGAACTTTCCGACTATCAATACACGCTTATCGAAAAAAGTTCGCAGATCTATAAAGACTCAACCCTTATCAAATTATTCGGAGAAGAAGAAGGAAGAATAAGATTTAAGCAAACTGCTAATGAAGTAGTTGCTCAGCTTGGCAAAGGTTCAGGAAAAGATTACTGCTCAACAATTGCAGTTGCCTATATAGTATATTTACTATTGTGCTTAAAAGATCCAGCTACATATTACGGAAAGCCTCCAGGGGATAGCATTGATATTATTAACATTGCTATTAACTCACAGCAAGCAAGCAACGTATTCTTTAAAGGATTTAAAACAAGAATTGAAAAGTCACCTTGGTTTGCTGGTAAGTATACCGACAAGGCCTCGGAAGTTAAGTTTGATAAAGCAATAACAGTACACTCTGGCCACTCTGAGCGTGAAGCCTGGGAAGGGTATAACGTTATAGTTGTTATCCTTGATGAGATCTCGGGCTTTGCAATTGAAAACACAACAGGCCATGACCAAGCAAAAACAGGTGCGGCTATATATGATATGTATCGTGCATCAGTAGACTCTCGTTTCCCAGACTTTGGTAAAGTTATTCTGCTCTCATTCCCTAGATATAAAAATGACTACATCCAACAGA